AGGGTCATTTCCTCAAAATGACCAAGGATGACAGCCTCGATGTTGCCGGCAATCCCCGCTCCCGAAATGGTCTGCGTCAGTGTCGTAAGATCGGGCAACTGCGCCTCGGCCATGCCGACATACTCCATAGAATCCTCGTACACCGCAAAGTTGATGATACTTTGGTCGAACTTAGGCATGCCTTAACCCTCCTTCTCTAACCCTGGAGAGCAGACGTCAAGTATTCAACGTCATACTCCAGGAGGAAATCAATCTCTTGGGCGGGACTTGGCGGCGTGATGTAGATGTGAATCCTGATGATACCGGCCATGAGATCGGTCAACGGATTCTCGCTCTCCCGGAATTCAGCACGTGCGCCCAGCACGTACTCATTACCCACGAGGCCGTTCAGCCAGATGTTGCAGGTATCAATCACTGTGTCGATCAGACGCCTGTTCATCGGTTTATCCAGCTTGCCCCAGAATGTTTTGATCAAAGTCTTGCCGACCCAGCCGAACATCCTGGATATGGGAATCATGAAATCCTTCACGTCACTATTGGCCGGATAGCAAGCATTGTAGTTGCCCCAGGCCACCAATCCACCCATGAAGTTCAGTCCGGTTACAACACCAGCGGCGTTCAAAATATTGGCCTGGGCATGGGTCAGATCAACCTCTTCCCCGCTATCCAGCACCATCGAATCGGCTTGCAGCCGCTTGTTGGAAGGGCTCTCGTAGGGGCAGCCAGCGTTGCCAGTGTCCACCGAGGCCATCAAGCCTGCCAGTTGAGTGGACATGTGGAACACACGGTCACCCAGCTTCAGCATGGGCCAGCAAGCGATCTGATTTACGTCCGTGATGTTCTTGGCGTTCTTTACAGAGTTTACTTCGCTGTAATCTGTGGCCCCGTCCCCTTTCTTGGTGCTGAGGTCGATCAGCGCCTTGGCCTTGAACATGCCATTGATACCAGCGGCTTTCCCCGCCATGACCGCGGCCACGGTGGTATCGTGGGAATAGCCCGGCGCGCAAATCAGGTCAGGGACAACGCCCAAGCCACCCAAGCAGCGCTCGATAGCTTCCATTCCTGTTGCGACGGCCGCAGCATTAACAGAACCGGGAGTAACCTTCTTATAGGCTACGTTCAGGCTTTCTGCGCTGTATGCGGCACCGTCAGGCAGAAGCTCAATGTAGCAGTATTCGCCTTCATAATACACAGCATAATCTGTGTCTTTGACATAGGCGTTTCCTGATCCGCCGGCCGGTTTAACAACCAGCGTTTCATCATTGATGGCTTCAATGGGAATTGCGATTTTGTGATTAACGACATCTTTATCAGCTGCAGCAACGGCTTCATTCATTTTCGCCGGGTTAAGCAGATTTACGAATATGACAGGCTGGCTTCCGTACAGCTTGAAATGGGAGAACATGAACTCACACAGGTTATAGTCCTTCCAGTTCTCCGAGTATCCCAGCTTCGCCTCAGCTTCCTCAAAACTCGTGCACAGCACGGGGTCCCCGATCTTTGCCGGATTTGCAGCGCTTTGAATGGGTGCGGCGCCGATGACAAAGGGTATGCCGGACTCTGCTACGGCGGGAACACCCACGCTGGTGGCCTTCTCATATACATACACTCCATGTTGAGCCACTTGTCATTCCTCCTTCAATTGGACTTGCCGGACGCCAGCTTCTTGTAGTACACATTAAGCACGTTTCCGGCAGTATTTACCTTGATACGATCCTCAGCGAATGTCTTATCGGGGGAAATGAGCTTTGCAATCAAAGGGTATCGCTCAATAGCATAGGCGAGGCGCCTCTCCACTTCCGGCTTCGTTCCCGGGAAGATGGTATTCGACTGAATCACACCCCTTATGCTAGGTCCGATATAAACACAAAACCTGCCAGGATCGTCAGCAGGTTTTTTCTCCGGCTCTTCAATGGTGGTTTCGGTGATGGCCTCCTTAGCTTTTACCTCCACTTCCTCCTTCGGAGCCGATTTCTTTTTGTTCTTTACAGCCATTGTCTTACCTCCCTCTCCACGGCAGGCAGCTTCCACGTACTGAGAAGCTCCCCCGCGTAATACGGAGCGGTATCATCGGGATAGATCAGCGTCTCTAATCCAGCTTCCAGGTCTAGCTCGAACTGCCCTGCTATGACAACGTCTTTGAGCAACCGGATCCGTAGCCGCTCCATCAGGTTTAGGAGCAGCAGAGCTCCCTCTTCCTCGTCCGGGTGATACACACAACAAATCGAGCGGATTGACACCGAAGATGATACATGCTGTCTGGGTTCCTGAATGTCTTGCCCGGTTATCAGTTGATGGATGATATAGGGAGCCTTTTTGGTAGCGGACGAACTGTCCGGCAAGCGCATTAGGTGAACATCGGCTGCCCTTTGGCCTCCCTCCGGATCTCCTTTTTGCTGGCGGGTAGGCATAATGAGATCGGCGACAGTCTCTTTGGTGTAATCCCTAAGCGCCTCCAACAATGCTATTCGGTTCACAGGCTACCCTCCCCAACCGTTCAATACTCTGGTTATCTCGTGCTCCAAGCGGCGATCAAATGTCTCCTGGATTGTTTCATCCATCTTCTGAATCACTACGGGGTTCTGCATCATGTGTGCGGTAGAAGGACCAAACTTCTGCTGGATGGGGAATCGCTCACGTCCCACCCGCTCAAATGCTCTGAGAGGGCCGTATACCCTGGCGGCAAACACTCTGTCCAACATGGTGGAAACACCTTCACGCTTCACTTGGGTCTCCAGCTTACCGCTCCGAGAGTACTTCGTTCTGAACGTTAGAAGGGGGAGGACGGTGCCCGCGTAGCTTATGCTCAAGGACACAACGCCTCCCCCATCGGAGCTGATATGTGTCTTCTGGTGCACGTTGGACATGAAGTCGCCTTTTCTGATGGTGTATTCTTGAGCCGCGAACTGCCCAGATCTGGTTTTGGCAGTAGCCCCCGCCCTTTGCAGGGCCGAGTGGGTTGCTCTCCAGATGCCCCCCGGTATGCCGGCAAGTATCTTGTTAACCCGGTCGAGACTGTTGGCACCGACTTCTGATATCCTAACGGTCATTCGTCAATCGCCTCCAGTTCCAGGCGAATCATCCCGAGTTCGTTCACCGAGGAGGCTACCCTGTACTCTCTGAGGAAGCCATCATCACTATCACTTATCGAGATCCTCATACCCTTCTCTGGCACTACTCCCCCCAAATCACTCGCGGCAAAGTGAACAACTGCCGTGACAAGATACAGCCCCTGAATCCTATCCCCACCAGTGGAAACCAATGCGGGCCTTTCGGATTCCTTTATCCCCGACATCACCATGGGAATTCCTTCGTAGGTTACTCCATCATAGACAACTGTGTGCAGTTCGGCAAACTCGTCCAGGTTCAGGAACACGCCTTTGATATCGGCTTGCACCATGTCCTTGAAGCCACTCATGGGACAACATCCTCATCATCGAACCCAGGCAGGTCATCGTCTTCATCACCAGGTTCATCATCCGCACCATAGAAGTACTCGTCCAACACATCCACTATGTCTTCTTTCGACATCCCAACCTTGAAGGGAATGCCGCAATCGTTGAGGATTTCTCGCAGCTCGTCCATTCGCATGTCGGTGCTATAATGAGGAATCTCTTCCGTTTCATCTTCATCGATGATATCGTCTTCTAAATCAGTTTCTAGGGCATCGAATTCTTCGGTCGAATTATCTACCACTTCGCCCACGTTCTCCTCACTATGCCCTGTTGCAACTCCTTGAAAGGGGACTTCCTCAACAGCGTCTACATACTCGGCAACTCCAAGTGCGACAAGGCGAGCAGCTTTGTCTTCCTCAATCTCAAACGGGGGATCACCGGCCCGTTTGCGTTCGGTATACCTGTTACCCGCGGGCCGGTGACCGTACACGCCACTGACAATCCTTATCGTTCTCATGGTAACTCCTTTCCACAAGACTACCCTATTTCACTACGTTTGCAGCATACATCCAAGGTGCCTTTTGTTTGGGGGCAGCCAAAGGACGAGATGCAAGGCGCAGCTTGCGAGTGTCTTTGTCACGGTCAACAACGAACTTGGGTACACGCTTCATTGCGAAGCTGTGATACTGATCGTCTGGCTCAATCTGGGTTACTTGAGCGTACATCATGTGACCGCAATTTGGAGCCGTGACCATGGCGCTCTTGGTGGGGAAGTAATACTGGGTAGTCCCGTTGTCATCTACGTAGGTTTCACGCACAACGAAGATATCCAGGTCAAACCCACCGAAGTTCAAGCGACCGAGCCAGGATACTCCAGGTACTCTGACTTCCGGAGCGAGACGTCCGAACTCCATGCGCCTGTTGTCAAGGATCTTGGCCACCTTTTCGTTGGACATGATGAACTGGCCCACGGCCGTGCCTACAACCAAATCGGTCACAGGGAGTCCTCTCTCGGCGAGATCTGCGCACATAGCTTCAACATCACTGAAAAAGTCACCGCCAGTATCATCCCATTCATCTGCCACGGTGTAGACCGCGGGATTGCTTCCTCCCGTGTCATAGTAGTAGATGTCGAAGGGTACACCAGCAGTGGCGTTGTCGATGTAGGCTACGGCAGAGCACCCGTTGTTAATCATGGTCTGAGCTGCCATCCATTCCTCCCGACGGGTGATCCTCAAGTCCAAGTCGGTCAGATCACGGAGTTGCAGAGCAGCTGCACGTTGAGCGGGTGTCGAACCTGCGAACAAGGCTTCACCAAACCCTCTTTTGCGGAGGTCATCCAACGTCAGAAGGCGAGACGGAGCGATAAAGGGCGGCTCGAACTCATGCACTTCATAGCCCTTGCGCCCAACGGGAATATCACCAGCACGCTGGACTACGAAGGGCGCAAGACGCCGATCGCCTTCCATGTACTCCACTAACACTTTGTCTGCAGCAAAGATGTCTGCAGCATCGGTGGGGAAGTACCTATCACGGAAGAACGTTGCCGGAGGGACAATCTCTTGCACTACTCCGGCCATGTAATAGGTATCGAAAATATCGATGTTGTTTGGCATTGTTCCATCCTCCTTTTGTTAGTCGGGTAATACGGTGCCAAGATAGATGCCGCGCTCACGCAGCTTATCCTTATCGGCTTCGCTTAAAGTGTACTCAGATTTTACGATCAATGCTTCTTTGTTGAAACATCCAGCTGTGTAAACCGCAACATTGACATCAGCCTCTGTGCCGATGTTGGTATCATCACACAGAATGCAATCAGGTGTCAGAACCTCAGCTGCCACCGCAGGAGATCCAGGGTCTGTCATCTCGTAATAGGTTTCTATGTTTTCCTCATCAGGAGCATCTACAGGGGTATAAACATACGAACCTTCTAATCCGGATCTTGTGTAGTAGGTCTTTCCTGCGGTTAATGCTCTATCTTCTGTCAGAGCATAAGTAGGTGCTACTGCATCCACGGCATCCGCAGGTGTAGTTCCGAGAATGACCAGCTTATTATCAACGCTGGACTTTGCCAACACTGTTCCACGCTTGTATTCGGCAGCTACTGCAAGCATCCGAATGGTGCCGGAGTTGACATGTACAGGTGGTGTTATGCCGGCAATCAGCTTGTCATATGCCATCTCGCCGACTTTTCTGTTCAGAGCCATTTACTTATCCTCCTTCTGTTGGATTTTCTTAGCGTCAGCGCGCC